ACATGGAGAAGTTAGCCAAGTTCATACAGATGGACAGAGGTATCTCTATACCTGGTGCTCCAGTAGGCTGTGACTTTGAGATTGTTCATGAAGATTACTCAGGCGGAAAGTTCGAGAAGAAATATGGTGATTACATATCGTAACATACGTACCAGTGTAGAGTATCCTGTATTTTTATTACCTTCAGGAAATTGGGAGTTGCATGATGGACTCCTTTTTCTTGAAGATAAGATAGTAGATGATAGAAATAAAGAGGGACGAACTCTTGGGGCTAGGCGTATGCAAACAGCACATAAGAATCTTCTGCAACTCAAGAAGATGTTGACTTCATATAACGGAATACTAAAGCAAGGTACTAAGTACTTTATAGACAATACAGGAAAGCCTTTTGTGTACGAAAAGACACGCTTTGCACAACTAAAATACTTGAGAATTAAAAGAGTGGAGAAGAAAGACGTAGCTTCACTTGTATGGGTACAAGGACATAAAACTCCTTTTACCGTTCCACGCCCTCCCGAAGATGGAATGCTTTGGGCGGGGATTTTGCACTTACATGGACTTCCGTGGGTGCTGTATGAGTATTCGGAAACGAAACTCAAAGATACCAGAAAGAAAGTATAATATGGGAAAACGAAGAAAAACTCTTGCAGGAGTCAACTTTGAACTGCAAGAAATAGAACCTTTAACACGTAACCAGCTAAAAGCATTTGAATCTAACAAACACCTCGTACTGCATGGACTTGCAGGAACAGGTAAGACGTTTATATCCTCGTACCTAGCATACGATGATATGGCAAAAGGAGCCTTTCAAAAGCTAGTAATTATACGAAGTGCTGTACCTACAAGAGACATTGGATTCTTACCTGGTACAGAAAAGGAAAAAGCCTCTGTTTACGAAGAGCCTTATAAAGATATTGCTAATGATCTGTTTGGTAGAGGCGATGCCTACGAAATACTAAAACAGAAAAACTTAGTAGAGTTTATGACTACTTCATTTATACGAGGAATTACACTTAGAGATGCAGTTATTCTTATTGATGAGTGTCAAAATATGTCTTTTCATGAGTTAGATTCTATTATCACTCGTATGGGTGAGAACTGTAGAATTGTATTCTGTGGAGACTTTAGACAGGCAGATCTTCGGGCAAACGGCCTTAAAGACTTCTTCCAAGTTCTAAAACGTATGGATCTATTTACTTTTATCGAGTTTGAGGTAGAAGATATTGTTAGATCTGAATTCGTAAAAACTTACATTATCGCAAAGAATGAACTAGACTTATGAAGATACCCACAGTAGCAGTAGACCAGTACGACTTCTTGGAACACAGAAGAAACCAAGAAGCCGCACATTGGTCAAAGAATACCAAAGACTCGCCTCTGCGTTCTATACTTACTGTAGAAATTAATACTACAGAGTTGTGTAATAGAACGTGTGTATTCTGCCCTAGACATGATCCAGAGGTGTTTCCTAACCGAAACCTTCATATGACCGTAAAAGGTGCTGTTACTATTGCTGAAGAGCTTGCTTCTAATGATTTTAAAGGCAAGATATCTCTCAGCGGGTTCGGAGAGAACTTACTCAATCCTCAGTTTCCAGAAATAGTATCAGCTTTTAGAGAAAATTTACCAGACGCTACTATAGAGTGTAACACTAATGGGGATAGATTGACTGCGGAGTATGCAAAAGACTTGATCTCGCTACGGGGTCTCGATATCTTGTATATTAACCTCTATGATGGTATAGAGCAGATGGAACACTTTGATGAAGTCATGAAAGATATTCCCCAAGATAGATACAAGTATCGTATGCACTGGGGCGATTTTGAGAAGCATGGTTTAATTCTGAACAATCGAAGTGGAGTTATGGATTGGGTAGGGGTCGAGGAAAGTAGTGTTACTGCACTGCAAGGTAAGCCTTGTCACTACCCGTTCTATAAAATGTTTGTCGATTGGAATGGTGATGTACTGTTCTGTAGTAATGATTGGGGCAGAGAGCACGTAGTAGGCAATCTATTACAAGATTCTCTATACGATGTATGGTTCAGTAAGCCTATGACCAAGATTCGTAAAAAACTAATGAAGGGCGACAGATCTATGTCTCCCTGTAATAAATGTAGCGTAGACGGTTCACTCTTTGGAAAGCCGTCATTTGAGCTAGTAAAGGAGCACTATGAAAACATTAATAACCGGGACTAGTACACTTTACTCTGCCCTTAACCATCTTATAACCATTGACACTTGTCGCATTGAAGATATACTCGAAGGTAGAGTAGATATTAATGAGTATGGGTGTTTCATAAACTATGCACACGTTGGCTTCAAGCAAGTAGAGTTGCTAGAGTACGTATTCAATGAGTGGAGATTTGATCCGAAAAAGATAATTTTTAACATATCTTCTCGTGCCGCCCAGCCGAATATATCCAAAGGGTATATGTATGCCGCGCAGAAAGCAGCTTTGAATCACTATGCTAACAACTTACATTGGAATTGTCCCGAGAAAAGATGTAAGATTACTACAATGGATCTAGGAGGCGTAGCGTTGCGCGGTGTTCCTAGTATGCGTTGGACTACAGTGGCGGATACTCTTCTTAGCATTATGCTACAAGATTTAGAAGTTCCGCACATATGTATACAAGTACCTGAAAATTATATGTCTGTGCAAGCTGTTAAAGCTGCCTTGAAAGAGGCGACTTCGTGAAGGCAGTTATAAGCCACAGAATATACATGGATTGTACCGAAGAAGTACAAGAGAGAATCGACAAAGAACTCACTTATACTATTCCTACGCACAATCCTCTTGATCCACCTGAGGTGATTAAGAATATGGGAATCATTCGTAATGGGTTAGTTTCCCTACCTATTGGACGTACGGATTTGATACCATCAAATTACGAAATAATCGATAGGCGCGTAAACAAGCCTGTAGAATTTCCCAAGTTTAGGTTCGATCTTCGAGCTAGTCAAAAGAAGGTCTATGACGAAATCGAAGACAACGCCATAATTAACGCATGGGTGAGTTGGGGTAAGACATTTACAGGTTTAGCTATTGCTGGTAAACTTGGTCAGAAGACGCTTGTTGTTACCCATACTGTCCCTCTGCGTAATCAGTGGGCAAAAGAAGTAGAGAAAGTCTATGGAATTAAACCAGGCATCATAGGTAGTGGTCAGTTTGATCTTGATGCTCCTATCGTCATTGGGAATACACAGACTTTATACCGAAACGTAGACAAAATTCGTAAAGAGTTTGGCACAGTTATACTAGATGAGATGCATCATGTTAGCAGTCCGACCTTTAGTAAAATTTTAGATACAAATTACTGTAGATATAAGATAGGTCTGTCGGGTACTATAGAAAGAAAGGATGGAAAACACGTTGTGTTCAGAGATTACTTTGGTAATACTCTTTTCAAGCCACCGAAAGAAAACTATATGACCCCTACAGTACATATTGTACCGTCAGAGATACGATTCATGGATGGAGCTAGAATCCCCTGGGCTAACAGAGTTACAAAGCTAGCAAATGATGAAGAGTATAGACATACAATAGCACTTTTAGCCGCAGCTTATGCCGCTAAAGGACACAAAGTCTTAGTAGTAAGTGATAGAGTGAGCTTTTTGAAGGCTTGTTCCGAACTTACTGGAGACAAATCAATATGCGTTACTGGAGATGTATCGCATGAAGATAGAGAAACACTCGTAGATGAAATACTCTACGGAGATAAAAACGTTCTTTATGGAACACAGGCTATCTTCTCAGAAGGTATATCAGTAGACACACTTAGCTGTCTTATACTGGCAACCCCTGTAAATAATGAACCACTACTGACACAGCTTTGTGGACGAGTGATTCGGAAAAAAGAAGGTAAGATCGACCCTGTTATTATAGATATACATCTGAAAGGAAATACGGCTCGAAAACAAGCCTCCAATCGTGTTGGGTTCTATATGAAGCAGGGTTGGGACATGAAGTACCTTTAGAAAAATAATTCTTGACAAAATGGTAAAAAGGAAGTATAATAGTGCTCTTATTTGATTGGAAAAAGGTTTTTGATACGGCGCAAGGAAATATTGCTACTTGTAACATGATAATGGAAATGCTGGTAAACAGTCAGATCCCTCGTAACAAGTATGACCCTATCTATAAATATTCCTATAAAGACTTTACAGGCGATAGTTTTCTTCTTCATGGAGAAATGCTTCTTTACAATTCTTATAAGTACACACAAAAAGAACTTTGCATATATTACGCACTGGCTTCTCTTAGAAGTACAGCGGATTATTTTGCAACACAAAAAACTACGCTAGATTCACTACATTGTCCTGTGCATCTAGATGAAATCAACGACAATAGGCTACTCATAGTATTACCGGACGAAATAACGTTCATCTATGAAGAAGTCCAACTGGAGACTATACACTAATGGCATTATCATTCAATAAGCAAACGGGCGGAGCCCAAAAATCCTCAATCTCAACTTTTCAGTATAAAGATGGCGACAACAAGATGCGCGTAGTTGGCGACATTCTTGCACGCTATGTTTACTGGATCAATGGCGAGAACGGTAAAAACATTCCTATGGAGTGCCTATCTTTTGATAGAAACTCTGAGCGATTCAACAATGTCGAGAAAGACTGGGTTCGTGAATACTACCCTGATCTGAAGTGTGGCTGGAGCTACGCTACTCAGTGCATCGACAACGGTGAAGTAAAAGTAGTAAACCTCAAGAAGAAGCTGTGGGAGCAAATCATTACTGCCGCAGAAGATCTAGGCGATCCTACTGACCCTGATACTGGCTGGGACATTTGTTTCAAGCGAGTTAAGACTGGCCCTCTGCCATACAACGTAGAGTATCAGTTGCAAGCACTAAAGTGCAAGCCTCGTGCTCTTACAGACGAAGAGCGTGAAGCTATTGCTGACCTAAAGTCTATGGATGACGTAATGACACGTCCTACTCCTGACGCACAGAAAGAGTTGCTTGATCGAGTTCGTAACCATGGTGACGAGACTGATGATGAAGCTCTTGACGCGGAGTTCAATGTAGGATGATTCTCTTTACGGCAGACTGGCACATCAAGCTGGGACAAAAGAATGTTCCCTTAAAATGGGATAC